AAAAGGAATGTTTTTTGCTTTTAATATTGTCGCAATTTTTTCCTCGCCTTTTGACTTTGCACAATGCGGGCATCCATATCCTTTTAAATGTGCAAAAGCATGTACGTAAAAATCACCATGCGTCTTGCATACGACACATACCTTTTTAAACGAGTGTTCGTATTTTGTTTTACTATAATCATATTTGTCACCATGTATTTTTTTGGCAAGTGAAATGTATTCCTCGGTTGTTCGCTTATGCCGTTTTGTTACCCACATACTTTCAAAACAACATTTTGCACACCCTTGCCCTTTAAGGTGAACAAATGGTCTTTGCCAAAACTCGCCATGAATAGGGCAAATAATGCAAACCTTTGTTATGGCATTTTTGTAATCAACCTTAGAATAATCATATTTATCGCCATGCACCTTACGAGCACGGGAAATAAAATCTTCCGTAGTTAATCTTTTCATTTCTTTTCCAACATTTAATGATTCCAACAAATTTGCAAGGTGGAAGGGCTGTTGGATTACCCTTGTCAATGGCTCGCGACTTCCATCTATCCACTTTGCAAAGATACAAAGAATAATTGAAAAAACCAAATATCCTTTCATATTTTAACTTTCTTTATACGGCTTTTCCATCGTCTTTGTTTTCATATTGGAATAACAAACCAACGATGGCACGGCAAAAGTCGTATTGCGACAGGTTCTTTGGCAGCTTATCCCAATTATGGCACAGCCAGTCGGCCAGCTTATCCATGCCACCAAGCTTAGATAACGGCGTTTCTTGAATGTCCGATGCCTTTAGGCAAAGGAAGCAATCATGCAGGTATTTGCCCGTTGTATAGCTTTTGCCGTACAAGTGCTTAACAACTACCCAAACGCCCTCCTCCAATCCTTTGTCAATACACATGGATTGTGGCTCATACACGATTTTCTTTCCGTGCAAAACCTTTTGGTACAGCACATTGTCAAAGGGCGGCTCGGGCTCTTGATAAACCCGATACCGTCCCTTTTCATCCTTGTAATAAAGCTTTTGCGGCTGCATGGTTAGTTGCCTTTGGGATTGTTACGCTTGCGCCCGTTCTTACCGTGACGGTTGCTGGGTGCTGGCACATGATTCTCCTTACGCCACTTGATAGCACTTGGCAGCGGGCAGTTGAAACGCTCATCGCAGTCGGTGCAATCCTCATCGGCATCCTCGTTGTTATCGCCAGCCATCTCTTGCAAGCGGTCGCGGAGGTTCTCAAGGGTTTGCTTTGCGGCCATAGAAATCATCGGCATAAGGCGCAACACGATACGTCGGCCAGCATTGCCGTGTTTCTTGATGATAGCACCAAGGGCATCCATAACGCCCTCTGCAAAGATTTTGCCATCCTTGATGTCGTCGCCGTAGTAATCATCAAGCACGGTGGCAATCGCAGCGGCGATGTCGAGGTCATCCTTGCAGGAATCGAAATAGTTGACGTTGTCCTTCTCATCCTTGTAGATAACAACAACAGACTCGTTATTGCCAACCATGTTAATTAACTCATCAATTTTCTTTTCAACTTTCTTGCTCATTTTCGTAAACGTTTTAAAAGTAACTATATTAATTATTAATAAAGAAATCTGCCGCAAAGGTAGTATTTATTTTGGCATATTCCAAAGAAATTACATTATTTAACCAAACTTTAACGCTTTTTAGAATGGTGCATCACTATCAATAGGGGGTGCAAACGGCATATCGCCTACTGCATAGGGCGCATCGCTCTGTTCGGAATACACCTCTGCACGTTCGTTTTCATTAAAGGACATCGTGCCTTGAACGGGCTCGGCCTCCCAGCCGTAGTGTATATTCTCATCGGGCGTATTCTTGAAACGGCGGCTTTCAAGCTCATAGTGCAAGCCTACCAGCACATCACAAACGCCATACATACGGTTTTTGGATATTTCCACCACGTTTCCAAAGCATGAATAACGCTGTATCTGCGACTGCCCGTAGAACTCCGCGCCAGCCTTTAGGAAATCTTGGTTTACACGGTGTGCGATAAACACGTTATCAACGGCGTTTGTAAGGTCGGCAGTTCCCGATATATCGGCCTTACGCAAGAAAGCCAATGATTTACGCGGGTGTGCAACAATGATAATATGAACGTTGTTTGTCTTTGCGAAATCCTTCAATTGCAGGATAAGGTTTTTCTGCTTATTGTTCTTGTCGCCCTCCAGCAGGTCTATATCCAATGCCATAAGATTGTCAAGAATAAACACTTTCACGCCAGCCTTCAAAAGCTCCTTCATGTCGTGAAAGACCTCCTCCCATGTGTTGCCGTATTCGTTATTGAAAAGGAAGAACTTACCGTCCATCCAATCGTCGATGCGCTTTGCTATATTGTTCGGCACGAAATACTTTCCGTCGCCGTATTGGGATAGTTTAAGATTCTCCTTTCCTGCGGCCACCATCTGAATCCACGCCTTTAGGATATGTGCTGGCAGCTCGCCGCTGAACAATGCGCTCGGTGCGCCCTGCTGCAAGAAATTGCATATAAGCGTATTCAAAAGCGAGGATTTTCCCGATGCGTTACCGCCCGAAAGCAAAGTAACCTCACACTCGGCCAATCCAAGGAGCAGTCTGTCTATTTCATTGATACCAGTCTTGATACGCGGGATAGATGATAAGTCAACCTTTTGAATATCACTCATGCAAAGCCATTTCTTACCCAATTCGGGCAATTCCTCCTTTATCTGATAGCGGGGCTTTTGCGGGGCATAGATGCGGGGTGCATACTGCGGCTGATACACAGGCCTGTCATAAGCATTAGGCTCGTAGAACAAACGAAAATCTTTCCATTGTTTATCCTTACAATGCGAATGGGCGCACGTATATGTTATTTTCCCCTCGGCATCTTGGAATAATGCAGATGAAAATGGATTGTTTGATGAATGAGTTTCGTGCCAAGGACACGTCTTTATTTCGTATTTTGTCGATGTTCCTTCTTGTTTTTTGCGATATTCTATACCATGTGACACCAACCAACTTTCCAAATCAAAACGTTCGCCTACACGCAACATTTTTGCCATCGGTTTAGGCTCTTCTTTCTTTGGCAACAAATCCGCAAGTTCCTTGAATTTCTCTATCGGTGTAAGATTCAATTCCTTTGGAACGTATATAATTTCCGACATACGCCAAGGTCTATCTTGCAGGTTCGCACCTTTCTTTGCCGTTGTACCATAGAGCTTGCAAAGACGCGCCAAATTGAACACCTTGGTATCAATATCCACCTTATCATCAGAAAAAACACTTGCAAGATATTCATAGAAACGTTTTATTATTTCCGTTGTTTTTTCGTCATTTGGTAAATCTACCTTGAAAGTAAGATGAAAGCCATTGCCACTCTTGCTAATGATTGGTTCGCTGAAACCTTTTCCGCGCAAGAAACGAAAAACATCTTGCGCTTTCTTATGAGCCAATTCAAATTCATCATTGCTTGCATTTGTTCCAGATTTTCTTACTGGGTCGAAATCTACAAACACAAAACTTCTTTTTACAATATCATTATCATTGGTTGTTATCTTTGGGCTTTTTACAAGTTTTTCGCTTTGTTGACGGCCATAACAAGCATTATCTATCTTGTTTAAGACAAAATATATTTGCTCGTCATCCATTTCGGAATATGGCTTAATGGCATTGATTACGCTTTCTACGTTATTAAAGTAACCGCTATATTGAAAACGGCCAAGTATGCGTACTTCCGTAAAAGAGTTTTCCTTTACAAAAATATCCCACCATTTGCGTATTGTTTGTTCGTTTATCATTGCTTTTTGTATTTCCAAATAAAACCACCTGCTGATTTTCTTAAACCATTACATACAGAATGGACATTCCTTATACCCAAGACACGTTTTACTTCTCGTGTGCATTGCCATTCCTTTACAAATTCGCCTTCTTTGGTATATTGCAATACTGGCTTGCCATTCGCTTTTCTTACTTTTTCGTTTCTCTTTCCATAATTGTTGTTATAGGAATGATTGCACCATTCAAGATTATCAACGCAATTGTTTTGCTTGTTTTCGTCTTTATGGTTTATACAACGGTAGTTATTCGCATTTTCTATGAAAGCAGTTGCCACCAACCTATGAATCTTGTAAATCTTCTTTTTGCCTTCTTTGTGTAACCAAACATAATTATACCCTCCATTGTTGGTTGATTGCTTCAATACCTTTTCTTTTGATACATAATCAGCCCAACCGACAATACGATGACGCGATAAAGATTTAACTCTACCAAGATTCGATACTTGATACAAACCCTCGTAGCCTATAACGTCCTTCCAAATTTCGCTTTCCATAATTTCCTATTCTTTAATCAATCCTATCATTTAAAAAGTGGAAGGGGCGATAGGATTACCCCTTATCAAGCGGTGGCCAAACCGCCCTATCCACTTTGCAAAGTTACAAATAATATTTCATAAAACCAAACATCTTATGTTATATTACGTTAATCAAATAATGTTTTTGTATCTTGTAATCTTTTGTTGGCTAAGTCGCAATACTCTTTGCTTATTTCAAAGCCGATATATTTGCGACCTAATGCCCTTGCCACCTTTGCCGTTGTGCCGCTTCCCATGAACGGGTCGAGCACGATGTCGCCCTCATTCGACCACGATAGCATATGGTCGCGCACCAGCTTTTCAGGGAATATTGCTGGATGATTAAATGCTATAAGGTCGTTGGTGGTTCCGCCTGTGCCGGTCGCAAAGTACCAAATATTGCCACGCAGTTTCTCGTCTGGCACTGGCTCGTTACTCCATCGGTCTTTTTGCCCCGTGCCGATATTGCGGAAAGTTCCGTGGCCTGGTCGCTTGCCTGCTTGGATGCTTGGCTCTTTCAATCCGTTGAACGTCTTTGGCATTCCTTTTGACAGAACGAACATGTACTCGAATTGCGGCTCATATCGTCGAGTATTCAATGGCGGTTTGTCGCTTGCGTATATCATCGTATCGTGCAAATTGAATCCTATCTCCTTAAAGTATAGTGCTTGCCTGAATGATGACCCAGTTTCGCTTCCATTAATGGTTGCATCACCGACTACCCACACGACCACACCGCCCTGCTTTGTCACTCGGTACAATTCCCGTGCGATGTTCTCAAAGTCGAAGCAATAGCCGTTGTATGTCCGCAGGTTGTCATAAGGTGGCGATGTAACAGTCAAGTCCACGCTCTCGGCTTCCATTTGGCGCATTCCTTCAAGACAGTCCATGTTGTATATTTTATCGAGTTCTATCATATCTTATCCCAAGTTTTTGTTTCACTATTCCAAGTTATCGTACCGCGATTATTGTTAAGCATGATAGTTGCACCGTCTGGGCGGTTCTCGTCCGTATAGCCATCGGGAATGAAACCGTCGAAATTGCCTATATACATGTATTTATGATAATAATCGTTCCATGATAATGCACCGTCGGTTAATGGCATATATACCTCGTTGGCTTTGTCTTTCTTGTCTAACCTTGTCGGGTCGTAGACAACGTTATTTTTAGAAACTACAACGGATAGGAATGTTTTATCCCTTAAATATCTTTCGAAATCTTGTTGGTATTGCAATTCCCTCGTTGACGTATATATCTTTATGTGTTGTAGCACACTTTCTTTTTCGGATTGTGATAGCTTATCCCAATAAGGTTTCGCCTTTCCTTTTTTGCCTTTTCTTTTATATGCAATCCAACATTTTTCAAACAAATCATTCGAACTTTTAGAAATAGATTTATCTATTTCATTTTCTAATATATTATCTATTATATTAGTTTGACCTAAAGATTCTTTACTACCCACCTGTAAAGATTCTTTAGTGGGTATAAAATCGAAATAGGTAGCGCGGTACATGTTAAACTTAACACCATTAACAAATTCCGATTTTTTTGAAAGAAAGCCTTTTTCCGTTAGACTACTAAGAGCCTTATCAACGGTCGGTAAAGTGACATTCATCCACTCTGAAAGATAGTTTCTACTTTCCATAAACCATGTTTGACCACCTTGTGTTGCGCCAAATATTATTGCATAACAAGTAAGTTCGTTACCAGACAGATTAAGTTCGCTCATCATCCATCCTTGCACTACATAAAAGTTTTCATTTCGCATAATTGTGTACTTTATAAGTGATGTGACGTTTTTTAAAGAAAATGGCGAATGAAAGACGTACACAAAACTTTCATTTGGTACGTTGTGGGTTGCAAGTCCACTCACGCCCGTCGTACCTTTGGGCAAAAATCGCATTGCTACGATTTCGTATTCTTTTCAACGCATGGTTGATAGAACGATGCAAAGATAATACTATTATTTGAAATATACAAACCTCTTAACGTTATTTAATCAAAAAGGCTTGTTTGTACCACCGTTTGCCCGTTGGCCTGCTTTATCTCGCCCTTGCAAATCCTATCAAAGCGTTCTACACCCTTATCAAAATACAAAGGTTCTATTTCACAACCAACGTAATCAAAACCCATTTGATACGCGGCAATCCTACTACTACCGCTACCCATCATAGGGTCAAATATCTTATCGCCTTCTTTTGCATAGTTCTTTAATATCCACGCATAAAGCTCTATTGGTTTTTGCGTTGGATGAAAACGCTCGTCGCCCGCTTTTCTTTGTTGACGAAATTCAACTATCTTTGCATTGCCTTGAAACGACGTCCACGCATATTCGCACATAGCCATAGAAAACTTTTCTGGTATCTGCTTTTTCCATATCAAAAAGCACCGCGTTGCAGGCATACCGTCGAAATAGTTCGCGCCCCATATAATCTGATTCTTGCTAACGCGAAACAATTCTTGAAAGAACTCATCACTTGGTGTTTTATCCCATTCGTCAATATCTATTGGGTTTCCGTCAACTTGCATATAACGATTAAAACGACCTTTATGAAATCTACCTCCTTTAATTATAACCTCGCTATTACTATGCGAATACGGAGGGTCTGCTACGGCCAAATCAAAATAATCATCGGGCAGCGTTTTCATATAAGCAACGCAGTCCATGTTGAAAACATCGCTCCTAAGTTCTTTTTCCATAATCAATTTTATTTTTTATATTCGTCGCTAATAATACATGGCGCACAATGCGACCAATCAATATGATGGTGCAACCTCGGATATTTTGCACCCATTGGTTTTACCACCACACAAGAGGGCTCTATCATAACCGTTGTGAAAGACTTTACGTATGTGCCATAAGCCTTGTATAGTTCGGTTATGCCGCCCGTAGTGGCTTGTGTATCGGCTTGGTCTATCTTGAAAGGCATAAATGTTAGGAATATATCGCCACGCATCGAGCATGAGGTATATGTGTTCACATCTTCATTGAATAGCCCAACAAAATTAACCCTACGACTCGTAATGAAAAAGAAGGAGTTCATTGCCTTGCGCTTAAACAATACCGTTTCATCATAGCCACCGATATGGTCGCCACCCTGCGAAAAAGCTATAGTCTTGACGGGTGTATTGAGTAGGAACTCGACAAACCATTTGACAATAAGATTATAACACATCGTCTTTTTTCCTCTTTCACGACGATAATGCCCAAAGTAATAATAATCGTCGTCGAGTTCTTGGAAATATTCTATCCCAAGTTCCTCGGCTATATCAAAGCAAGCATTACGGGCGCAAGTAATAGAATTGCGCTTACCAAAGTTATTCATCATATCAATCTTAGCCGCCATTTGGGGTTTATTAAAGACGTAGATATTTTCTTTGCCGTATTCCTTGCGATATTCGTCGATAGTGTCATCGTCGGTATCACAAACGATTATGATGCGCCCCGTATAACCGCACGAACGTAACATATCGTATGTATCACGTACATGCGGACGTTTGTGTGATAAGATAAACACACAAAACTTCTTCATTTTCATTTCAACCCAATTCGAGTTCATACAACTTTCGCATTTTATCGTTAAGTTCAACAAATCCTTTTTCTATAGCCTTATTGAAATCAATAACCACAAGCGCACTATCTTCCATTAACTCTTGCATTTCCTTGTCGGCTTTTGCATAATAGTCGGCACATTCCTCGTAATTGAAAACAATATGCCTTGTAGCCGCCGCACGTAAGAAAGCCTTTTGCTCTTCCGATACATTTGAGGCATTTATCTTTTCAATAAGGCGTTTATACTTGGAATCGTTATAACAAGCCTTTACATAATTACCCCCCCCACTTCGGGGTTTATAGATTGGCGACTCAACTTTAAGTGAGTACTTTTTATCGCGCTCGCTAAGTTCAACACCTTCAAAACCAAATAAATCCTGTTCCATAAATCTTTCTTATTTACGTTTGTTATTTCTTTTCTTGTTCTTAATCTTATCGGCATAAAGCAACGTACTTACCTTGCTATAAATGCCAAGGCGCTTTAGTTTCCTTACTTGCTCAAAATCCTCTTCTTCAAAGCATTGGCGATATGACTTACCGAGAATCTTAGGAATATCCGTTCTTGAAACACGTTCATCATCAACACACCTTGAAAGCATTTCCACTTCCTTGTTGGTAGCGGAACACTCTCCACGCTTATTTAACTTGATTATAGAATCCACGTCAATGCCGTGCTTCTTAGCCATGTACCGCAACTTACCTAAGTAGTCACGGCACAGGGCTTGCAATGTTTCGTTGCGCTTCATACTACTGGAACGTTAAACGCCATCTTGTCGGAAAAGAATTTTCTATCTTGTTCATAGAGCGCATCAAAATAATCTTTCGTGTAATCAACGACTTGTTGGAACGTGGCATTATCGTTTTCCTTCAATACGGCAAAGAAAATGTCACCACGTAGCTTGCGCCAATACTCGCGCTCGGCTATCATAGCACGATTATTATCTTGTTCTTTAATATCCCAAGACTTCATCAAATCTTTTAGCTCGTCAAAATGGTTGTCCTTTATTGCTTCTGAAAAAGCATACATCGCCTCGGTAAAATCCAAATGCGAAGCCTTGTACTCTTTCCCGTTTTCATCTACAAAGATGTCACCATATTTGACGTGTTGACGAACTTTTATTTGCTCGCCGTCAAGATTCTTTACTAAAATCCAATTTTCCATAGCTTTTTATTTTATTTGTTATACATCAGAAAGGTAAGTCATCACCTTGTTTACCATCACCTTGCACACCTCCGTTATTTTCGGGCAAAGGTTTTTGTGCAGTCGCAGGGAATGGGTTTTGAGTGGTATGTGTCGTGGCTTGTTGCGGTTGTTCTTGCGTACCGTCCACCCGTTGCGTTCTCCACGCTTGACATTCCGTGTAATATTTCGAGTTCCATAAACGCGAGGAAATATCGAAACTTACGGCAACGGTATTTCCGACCACAACGTTTGTCATAACACCAGCCGCCCTATCACCAATAACGTCGAATTTTATTGTTTTGGGATATTGGCTTTGAGTTTCGCCAACAAAACCAAACTTTTCGTAAGTTTGCCCATTCTTTGCTGATGTAAACACTTGCTTTTCTAAAACCTCTTTAACTACTACTGTTATTTCCATAATTTATTTTTTTTATATAATTTTCTAAATATTGTTTTTGTGATTCTTTTTTGAACTCGTAATTTGGCGTTAATGCCCACAAAGAGCCATCGTAAACTACCTGCTCGCCGTGACAACAATGCTGTATTTTTCGCCTACTCAATCCCGTCACTTTTGCCGCGTCGGTCGATGATGGGTAAGTGGCTATAAGTTTCATATCCAAAGAAAATCTATAAATCTTTTTCGCAAATGGGCTTTTTTGCCCTAACAATTTACCAACAGACATTATTGACATAGATTTTCTTGTTTTTGGGTTGTTGCTGTTTTCTTTCGGTGTCACCCATTTTAGATTACCAACAATATTGTTGGACTTATCCGTGTCAATGTGGTCTATGTCTGGCTTGTTTTGCGGGTTAGGTATGAACGCTTGCGCCACCAACCTATGCACGAGATATTTTCCACAAATGCCACCCTTACACAAAGTAGCCATAAGATACCCCTTGTTATTACACGAGATATTCTTAATGCGTTCTTTTATAGTAAGAATTTTCCCATTTGTAAGATGAATAATTCTTTGCAAAGATTTTACGCGCCCAATGTTACTTACTTGATACAACCCTTCGTAGCCGACCACATCGCGCCAAACTTCCTTTTCTTCCATATAATATTTGCCTATTCTAATAACGCCTATCATTTGAAAGTGGAAAGGGCGATAGGCTTGCCCTTTATCGGTGGGGGTACTAATTCCACCTATCCACTTTGCAAAGATACAACAATTATTTGACATACGCAAATAATATCGAATTTTTAATGTTTGATAACTATTCTTTGTTTCTTGATATTGATTAGAACGGTAATCTAACGAAACTTATCAGCGGCCAACGGAAGTGTTTGTTGATATGTACCCATATACACCCGAAAAGTAGATATGTGTACCACGATTGGCCGTTAAATCCGCTAAAACCGCATTTTTCGCATACTTTTATCATACTTCTCGAGCTTTTTACGCTTCTTGGCCTTATGTTGCTTGTTGTGCCGCTCAAGCTCGCAGGGCTTTACGCTGCGGGTGCAGGTGCAATGATTACCCTGCAAGCGTGATTTAAGCCAATATTGGCAGCTGGTGCATCTCATACGGTCATCCAAGCTTTGTAAACACTATCATACTCCTTCTCGTCGACGCTCCAAATGGCATTTTCAAAATAAATCAGAAACTTGCCACTTTTGGGGTGTGATATTGCCACGACGCGACGCAGGTCTAACGTTGTTTTTAACCCGCAATAAACCAATTCTACCTTAAACTGCTTCATAATTTTATGTTTTAAATCTTGTTTTTGCCCATTTTCAAGCCCGTAGGCGCGTTTTCTCCCGTTGAGCTTATAAAGTACCCATCGAAGAGAAAATAACGCCTTAAAACGGCTTAAAACCGTTATTCCGCATTTGCGTTCGCATATTGCAGTATTTTCTCCCATGATGCTTGGTCGTAAATATGATATGGCTGGTGTGCGCCTACGGTATAAACGCGCTTGTTTCGCAAGTCGACGCTTTCTATCGCCTCCAAGTTGAAGAGATACGGCAGATTCTCCTCGCCAACATTGATTCTTACGAACTTTGGCATGATAAACGGCGTTTAATAGTTCTTACCGTGCAACCTTTCGCGACTTTCATTATACCTTAATTTGTTTTCGACATGCCAAAGAAGGTCGAACTTATGGAAATCAGCGAAATCAAAGCACCACGTAAGAGAAGCACCAAGAAGACGGGAAATGTCGTCTGTCGACGTATCTTCGTCAATACGGGTTATAATCTTCGTCAATCCGTAGCATTGCTCATTGATAGAGTCTTTACCCCAAAGTTTAGCCCAATCATCGCTTGTAGATGTTTTCTCGAGGATAAGCGGCTCTATATGCCGTGTTCCCAAGAAATCGCAAATACGGATAACGACGTAGGCCAATTCATTCGCCAGCGTGTCTTTGACATACGGTTCAAACGTGCGGATGAAATCCATAGAGCTGTATTTGTAGCCCTGCATGTCGGCACGGCGCGATTTTCTGTCGGCCTCAACCATCTCGCCGATTTCCGAAACGACGAGCATCAGAAAATGCGCATTACTGCGGTCTACCTCATGAAAGCCGTGTGTGGATGCAATGCTGTAGGCACGCTTAATCAATTCTTGAACCTTTTCTTTTGAAATCATAATCTTTAATCTTTATTTGAAATTGAATAAAACCTTTCTACGTTCGGATGGTGCTGCTTCCAATAGACACCATGTTTCTTTATCAGTTTCTTTTATCATATAAATAACTTAAACTGTAAATTCGGGTGCAAATATACACACTTTATTTTAAATATACCTAATAATAAGTTAACTTTAACAGAAGATTAACTATTATAAAGGTTTCTTTATATATATAAGATACACTATTTATAATATAGATAACCTATATTAATAAGTATATACTATATATAGGAATATACCTGCATACACACGCACGCGAAAATTTTTCTTTTTTCAAAAATTTCTTTTTTTAAAAAATGGATTATGCGCACCACACCGATTTTGGGCGCAAAAATAGCCCCCACCCCCTATAAAACCCCGTAACTCGCTGAAAATCAAGCAGTTATATATTTTATACGTTCGTTTTTTATTTATAACTTTGCACCCGCTAACAATTAATGAAGGTACGACTAAATAATCCCCACAAAGATACGCAAACAAAGGGCAAAAAGTACATTTTTCGGGCTGCAAAGATAGTGTATTTTTTAGTCTTGAAAATAGGCTGTTATAAGGTATTTTTATTTATAAGGTAACTATATATATAAAGTATATATATTTAAGGGCTACAAAGGGCAGGGAAATAGGAAATAATATAATATAAATAATCATGCTTTAATACAGGTTTATAGGCAAAAAGAAAAGCATACAAGAAAAAGAAAAATAAAATATATAAATCTATATAATAATATAATATAATAAATAAGAATAGAAAAAGAAATAAAAGAAAAAGAAAAGATATTTTTTCACTAAAAGAAATAGTTATAAAACTACATTATTTAGTTTGTTGTTAATAGTATATGATGCTGGGAAAAGCGGAAAAATCAGGGTAAAAGATAGAATAAAGATATATAAACATGATACAACAAACAGAAATATAATATATAAATGATATACTTTGCACATGCTTACAAAGGTACACAAATAAACAAAGTACAAAGATATAAGGAAATAAGGTCGGCAGGGCTACAAAGGTACGGGGAAAAGCGGGTAAAATAGGGTCTATAATTGTGTCCGTACACAAAACGGCTTTTATTGTGCTGGGTATATAATTACTATATTTGCGGGCTTTTAACGCTGTGTCGGGCTTTAAAACATGCTTAAAACGAATTATTTGGATTTTCGCTATATATACGCGAGTATGTGTGTGTATATAAATAATGTACGTACAAAAGGCAAAAGATAGCAGGGGAAACTTGCAAATAAATAATATTTACATTTATATTTTATGTACTTTAATACCTATTTTGTTATAAATTTAACGCTTAATTACATTTATAAAAGTACATGATTCATATTTAAGTTATTGATTTATAAGCATTTACAAAGATTTCATTTTTATGAATTTAAGACTTTTTTGTTCAATATTATTACTTTCATTAAATCTATTTAACTAAATTTGAAGGGGGAAAACTCTATATTTTATGTATTTATTATTACAAAGTGGTCGTAACTCCTTGAAAATCAATAAGTTACGGGCAAAATAAATTTTTTGCATTTTTCTTTGGTATATATAAAACTTTTCGTACCTTTGCAACAGCAAAACGGATGAGGGCCGTTTCAAAAACCTCACACCGATATAGGCTACAGCGGTATGCAACAAGCGAGGGATTTATTTACCATACAAACGAAAAGGACAGGCGAGCAGATGCTTATTTATTGCAGTTGCCACAGAGAAACGGCTGCAAGCGAGGCGAAAAGATACGTATTTTGTTTTTATGGCTTTTCAATACGTTTTAAGATTTGCGGACTGAGGTCGAACGTTACTGACTGAAGATAAGCGGCGTGAGATAACGAAACGATAGACGTTATTCTTATTTGTGAGGTACACAAATCGCATATCGTTATGCGAAAAAAAGCAAAGTGAAGATAAGTAACTTTGTAACGAGAGGCGCGGCAATTTACGGGATGGCGCATCCGTATGATATATATTTTGTTTTATTATTATTTTTCCTATTTCAGACCGCCTACGCTGCAAAGATAGGCAACAAAAAAGCATAATTTAAGGGCTGTTAATTGCATGATGTTTCAATGAATTGCAAACAGCAAATAACTCACTATTTTGTATTTTTGTGCAGGGTATTTAGCACTGGGAACAGAATTTATTTTGCACATATATAAATACTTGCAAATAGGCAGATTAATTGCACCCGCAGGAAATTGACAACTAATAGGGCAAAATGAAAAACCGAATTTTTGCAGCCTTGCAATCGTGTTAATTCATTTTTAGTATTAATTTAATTTATAGGAGATTTAATTATGTTATTCAAGAATTTAGCCACAGAGGAGCAGGTAAATGTTTCTAATTTGTCACTGCGTGACGGTCGTGTTTTCTTTTCGGTACGTGGTAAGGGCTGCGGCCAGCGTTTTTTCAATCGTAACACATGCCTCGTCCTTGATGAAGAGGCTGCGGACGGTACATTCCTAAAATGTGCCGAAGGCTGGGAAATCGTTGCAAAGGAGCGCAAACAGCCGAAGGAAGGCGGCAGAATTGCAACCAAAAAAGGCGTAAAAAATGCGCAGGAGGAAATAAAGCAGAATGATGAAATCAAGCAGGAAAACGAGGACGAAGCACTTGCAAAGGAAATCGCTGCCCTGCTTACAAGCCGCAAAAATAATGCGGGTGCAATCAATCGCGAGGAGGTCGAGGGTATTTTTGCCGAATTGCTTGCAAAGTATGCAAGCGAACAGCCGAAGGTTTTGGCAAAGGTAGTCAAGCGGTTGCAATCCAAGGAGGAGGAGAAAAACGAGGTTTATTGCGATAATTTCAATCGCATTAAGCGCGACCTCGAGGACGGTTTTCATGTGTATCTTTTCGGGCCTGCTGGCTGTGGTAAATCGCACACAGCCGAACAGCTTGCAAAGTTGTTAGGGCTTGAATTTTACGGTCAGACAACTATTCAATTTGCACATGATGTCAAGGGCTACGGCGATGCAGGCGGTAATTTCCAAGAGACGCCGTTTTTCAAGGCATTCGCAAACGGCGGTCTTTATTTCCAAGATGAATACGACCGCAGTTTTCCCGAGGCCACTATCGCATTAAATTCTGCCCTTGCAAACGGCTGGTATGATTTTCCCGTAGTTGGCCGAGTTTATGCACATGAAAATTTCCGCTTTATGGCGGCAGGCAATACCCAAATGACTGGGGCTGACGAGCAGTACGTGACTGGGCAGGTTATGGATTCATCAAGCGTTGACCGCTTTTCTTGCATGTATGAAGTTGGCTATAATCATACGGTCGAGATGAAAATTGCAAAGGGTAATAAAGACCTCGTGCAATTCATCGAAGATGTGCGCAGGGCTATCGCCGAATGTGGTATTAAGCATGTGGTCAGCTATCGTGCTACGGCTTATTTGATTAATCGCGAGGACGATATGGAATTTGCGGTAAAAAATTGCGTTTTCAAGACCTTGTCGGTTGATGAAATAAGAATGATTTGCAACAAATTACGCCACACCGACAATATTTGGGCGCAGGCTGCAAATAAGGCGTTTTAAGCCTATCTTATAAGGGCGGCGGGTACATTATCCGCTGCCTATCTTTAAAGCGATTACAAAGGAAATAAACAATTAAATTTAAAAAGTTATGCAGTACATATTTAACTATTTTGCAAATATCAAGCAATTAGATGCTTATTTGAATAGTACACAGCCGCAGCAGGCTTTTAAGCCTTATATGCGCAGTATTGCAACCGACCGCAGATACATAAAAAACGCTAAAACAAAAGATTTTGGCGAGGCAAATGATTTGTTAATGTACGGCGATAAAAAGACCGCTAAAAAGATAGATGACTCAGGGCTTGCAAAGGTACGCTGTGAAATTGCAAAAGATATGATACACAGACAGCCCTATTCATCGGTCGTAGGTTTTGCCGCAAATGTACCCGCTTATTTGGCAGGCTCGCCGAATAGTATGATAAACATCAAGCAAAACAAAACAAAGGAAAAGGTCGTAAATATTGCCTATTCGGTGACAACAAGTTGGTCGACTGACCCTAATGATATTATAAGCGCAGCCACTAATTTATTAAGTGCAATTTGCAAGATTGAGGCAGGCGGTATTCGTATTAACCTTTTCTCCTGCTGGTGCATTAGAAATGATAGCGGTACGCAGTTAGTCGGTTTTGCCACAAAGGTAAAAGATAGCAAAGAAAAGATAGATACATTAAAGGTGGCCTATCCCCTTTGTAATCCAAGTATGCAGCGCAGGCACGCCTTTAAATGGACTGAAAATACCGAAGGGCTCGACCCATCTATCGCCTACGGTTATGGAAATGTAGTCGGCAGCGATAAATTAAAGGAATTATTAACCGCTAACAATTGCAAATGTGACGTAGCTTTTCAATTTAATGATATTGCGTATCGCTCGACCGACCGTATTATCCAAATGATTGAGGCACAGATGAAAAAGTAACAAAGGGCAGGCGGTTGCAAGTGACCGCCTTTTACCCTTTGCGGGTGCAAATATAAATCATTGTATCTGTAGTGAAAACAGACCCCGCACAAAGTTATAAAATAAGGTAGTTTTAAGGGCTTTTAAGGGCTTTAAATATACGTACCTTTGTAGTTATCCACAAAGAATAAAACAGCCCTTTATCGGGCTTAAAAATAACGTATTAATAATTAATTTATAGGAGGTTTTAATATGGCAAATGTTAAGGAACATGCGGTCGCTGTGGCGAATGAAATCATGGCGCAGCTTTATGCTACGACTGATATTAATGTTATTTGGTCGTGGGGTATTCGCGGGTATGGCGCAGGGTGGATTTATAACGACTGCGAGTTATATTGCGCGTGTTTGGTTCTTGATGTTTCGGGGCTGGTTCACAAAGGTCGTGTAATTGTGGCACTTGACGAGGCTAACGACTGGTATGACGTTCTTTTGCTAAATGCAAAGGGCGAGCGTGTTGGAACATGGCACAAAGAAATATACTGCGACATGCTGGGGCGCAAACTTGATGAATTGATAGAACGACCCGCAGGCATGACGGACGAGGAATATCGGCACAAATATACGGCTGATAATATCCGTAAAATCTTGGAGGAGAAATAATCCCTATATTTAAATTAATGCGTTTTCCGTACCCGCTGGCGGGCGTTCGTACCGTTGGCGGGTACTTTATAAGATGGCGCAAATTAAACGATTTAGAAACGATTTAAAAAGCATTATATCATGAGTTCTTTTATCATCAACAAAGTGGAATACATCAAGGCCGCAGGGCTGATGTACGGCATCGAAGACGCAAAGGTGCATAAGCATGACTATTTCTTGAAGCATATCCGCTATTATTTCTGTAATTGCTATGCGTTGAACGTGAAAAGCGTTAATTTGCAGTATGGCGACAATAATGCGGTTGACGATGGCGAGTACATGGACGTGTTTGAAGAATATAAGGCCAAAGGGCGCAGGATTGCAAACTGCGAGGGCTGTGGCGACGTGAAGAATTTGGGCGCACTACGCAAGCGGCTGACAAAGTTCTTTGAATGTGTGCTGTATCAGATTGAGGACGAAGATTGTGCCGAGTACGCATCATGGCTGGCGTTCATGTGCATTGGCAAATTATGTGAAACCGAAATTGAAGATATTGAAGGCTGGTGGGGCGAAATCGAATTATAACAAACATCAAATATTTACGACTATGAGTAAGTTTGAAATCTATGCAGCGTATGACGCTATCATTTCATTGGAGGCAAGCGGTGATTTTCGCGGGGCTTGCAAGAAAATGAAGAGTATTAACAAATCAGTATCAAGGAGGGCATCAAGATGGCAAAGTTAGTGTTTATCTATTTGGCTTGTACGGCTGCATTAATGGTGGCTGTGTTCCTTATCTGTGGCGGTGGCTGGTATTCTATGGCTGGCCTGCTGTGGTCGGCTGTGCTTTATGTTTCGGGCGATGTATTCCCCGATATATGGAAGACGTATTGGATTTCCAACATAAAAATCTTGGCATACTTCAATTGCCTCTAACGTGCGCGGGCGACGCATATATAATAATTA